ATATTGTATATAATATGGCAAAGGAATTTAATAAAAAGTTTATGCATCCAACTCGTAGAAAGTTGGTTGATATGGTATTGCATGGAAAAGACTATGAAAAGGAAGCATTTATATCATTTGCTGGTGCAGATACTAAACAAGAACAAAAAAGAGAAGTAGGTGAAAGATGGACTGATAGTAAAGGTAAAACTTGGGAGCAACATGAAGGTGGTAAAATAGAAGTATCTGATTTGAGCGATACTATGGCTGAAGTTAGAGCTTATTTAAATAAATTAAATACATGCCATGCTGATGATTGTAATACAATTAAATTAAGTAGAGCTGATAAAAAGTTAATTTCAAAAACAGGATATTGTGCAACTTGTTTAGCAAAAAAAGAATTAGTAATTAAATTGGATGGGTTGTGGGAAGCATATGAAGATTACAAAATATATAATAATATGATTTCATATGGCAATGATGTTGTTTCTCAATTTAAACAAGCATATAATGATGCAAAACAAGAATATGAAATTGTTCAAGAAGATGGTAAGCTTGAAAAATGGACAATGGAAAGAGATGTTGATGAATTAAAAGCAGAAATCTTAACAGATATTACCAGATTTGAAGAAGAAATACAGCAGGCTAAAAAATTAAGAAATGAAGCTTGGGATAAATTAAAAGATAAAGGTTATGATTTAGTAAAACCTCCTGTTGATTAATTATGGCTACGGCAACTGGAATAACACAAAAGAAATCTTTAAAAGAGATTATTGCAGAGGAATACAAAAAGTGTGCGGTAGACCCGATTCACTTTATGAAGAAGTATTGTATGATTCAGCATCCGGTGAGGGGTAAAATACCTTTTCACCTTTTCCCATTTCAGGAAAGTACATTAACACAATTCGCAAATAATCGTTTTAATATAGTATTAAAATCCCGTCAAACTGGTATCTCAACTCTTTCAGCTGGATACGCACTTTGGAAGATGATATTCAATTCAGATTTCAATGTATTGGTTATTGCAACTAAACAAGATGTTGCAAAGAACTTGGTAACAAAGGTAAGGGTGATGCACGAACTACTACCAAGTTGGTTAAAAGGTGGGTCTTTGGAAGATAACAAACTATCTTTAAAGTTACAAAATGGTTCTCAAATTAAGGCTATCGCATCTTCACCTGATGCAGGACGTTCCGAAGCCTTATCATTATTAATATTTGATGAGGCTGCGTTCATTGGTGATATTGATGAGATTTGGACATCTGCACAATCTACATTATCAACGGGTGGTAGTTGTATTGCACTTTCTACTCCTAATGGTGTGGGTAACTGGTTTCATAAAACTTGGTTATCGGCAGAAGAAGGGTCTAATCCATTTAACACAATCAGATTACACTGGACAGTTCACCCTGAAAGAGGACAAGATTGGAGAGATGAGCAAGAGAAACTATTAGGAGCAAAGAAAGCAGCTCAAGAGTGTGATTGTGACTTCGTATCTTCTGGTGATACTGTAATTGATCCTGAACTATTAATGTTCTATAAAGAATCATATTGCCAAGAACCTTTAGAAAGAACTGGATTTGATGGAAACCTTTGGAGATGGGAATATCCAACGCCAGGTGGTTCTTATATGGTAATTGCCGATGTGGCGAGAGGTGATGGTTCTGATTATTCAGCAGCTCATGTAATGGAAATTAATACTTGTACTCAAGTAGCAGAATACAAAGGAAAGGTGGATACTAAAGATTTTGGAAACTTCTTAGTAGAATTATCCACACAATATAATGATGCTTTACTTGTAATAGAGAATGCAAACATTGGTTGGGCAGCTATTCAGCAAGTAATAGACAGAGGATATAAAAACTTATTCTATATGAGTAAGGATTTAAAGTATGTAGATGTTGAAAACCAAATGAGAAATAAATATCGTGCCGATGAAAGGGGCATGGTAGCTGGATTCTCAACTACTTCTAAGACTAGACCATTGATTGTATCTAAATTGGATGAATATTTTAGAGAAAAAGCGGTAACTGTTCGTTCTAATCGTTTGATAGATGAGTTGTTTACTTTTATCTTTATGAATGGTAGAGCAGAAGCTATGAAGGGTTATAATGATGACTTGGTAATGGCATTTTGTATTGGATTGTGGGTAAGAGATACCGCACTTCGTTTAAGACAAGAAGGTATTGATTTAACTAAAAGAGCTTTAGGGGGTATTTCATCTAATATGCAGCATGCTGGTGTATATGGACCTTCTGATAGAAACGATAATCCTTGGAAGATGAGAATTGGTGATGACTTTGAGGACTTAACTCAATGGTTGTAAATTATAGGTGTTTTGATATTTTCCGATATTTATTGTATATGTCAAAATAAAAGGAAACCAAAATGATTAAATTAACAAATATCCTAAAAGAAGATGAGTATGTAGACCAGGCTTACAAACTTGGAGATACTCCACAAGACAATCCAATTGATGATTATGATGAATTGGATGTTGAGCAAGAAGATATGGATGATTTTATCAACTATCTTAAATCTTATTCAACTCAATTAGAAGAAGCAAATTGTAATTGTGTTTACGAAGCAGAATATCAGGGTAGAGAAGTAAAGCTAGGTAAACCAACTAGAGGAGATGTTAAGAAGTTTAAGGTATATGTTAAAAATCCAAAGACTGGTAAAGTTGTTAAGGTAAACTTTGGTGACCCGAATATGAGAATTAAAAAGTCTAATCCAGAAAGAAGAAAATCTTTCAGAGCAAGACACAATTGTGATAATCCGGGCCCAAGAACTAAAGCAAGATATTGGTCTTGTAGAAAATGGTAAAATAAATTATGGCAGAAGAACAAAATGTAGATGATAGAAGTTTCTTTGGGAGACTTAAGAAATTATTTTCAACAAATGCTATCGTAACTATTGATAAAGATGGTAAGCGTAGAGTAGTAGATGTTGAGGATAGACAAATGAATACTAACTTTGTAAATCTAAGAGATAGATATACAAAATTACAACGTTCATACTTTGAAACTAATCAGGGTGCTCAATCAATGGCATATCATCAAGTTCGTAGAGAACTTTTTAGAGATTATGATGCTATGGATATGGACCCAATTATTGGTTCTGCTTTAGATATATATGCGGATGAAAGTACAACTAAGAACGAATATGGTGATGTGCTTCAAATCAAATCCACAAATGAGAATGTAAGAGAGATGCTTCACAACCTATTCTATGATATAATGAATGTGGAGTTTAACTTATGGCCTTGGATTAGAAACTTAGTAAAATATGGTGATGCTTTCTTAGCATTGGAAATTATGCCTGGTAAAGGTATTATTAATGTAGCACCACATTCAACATATAATGTAGAAAGATTAGAGGGAACTGACCCAAACAATCCTGATTATGTAAAATATAAGGTTGAATTGGATAGATTTGGTAAAAGAGAATATGAGCAATATGAAATGGCTCATTTTCGTATGTTATCGGATACTAACTTCTTACCTTATGGTAAATCAATGATTGAAGGTGCAAGAAGAATTTGGAAACAATTATCTCTTATGGAAGATGCGATGTTAATCCATCGTATTATGAGAGCACCTGAAAAGAGAGTATTTAAAATTGATATTGGTAATATTCCACCGCAAGAGGTAGATAACTATATGCAGAAGATTATCAACAAAATGAAGAAAACTCCATTTGTTGATAAAAATACTGGTGATTATAACTTAAAATACAATATTCAAAACCTTACTGAAGATTTCTTCCTACCTGTTCGTGGTAGTGATAGTGGTACATCTATTGACAACTTAGCTGGATTGGATTATGCGGCAATTGAAGATATTGATTATTTAAAACATAAATTATTTGCAGCTTTAAGAGTACCAAAAGCTTACTTATCGTATGATGAGAATGTAAATGGTAAAGCTACATTGGCTGCAGAAGATGTTCGTTTTGCAAGAACTATTGAAAGAATTCAAAGAACAGTTGTTAGTGAATTAGCAAAAATTGCAGTAGTTCACTTAGCTGCAAATGGTATAGAAGATTCCGAAATGACAAACTTTGAATTGAGTTTGACAAACGCTTCTACAATTTATGAGCAAGAAAAAGTAAATTTATGGTCTGAAAAAGTAAGATTAGCATCGGATGCAAAAGCATTAAATATGTTATCATCTGATTGGGCTTACCACAATATTTTTGGATTATCACAGGATGAGATTGATATTGAGAGAGCTAAAGTAATCTTAGACCTTAAAGACCGTTTCAGACATACTTCAATTGAACAGCAGGGACAAGACCCGGCAAATCCACCACAACAAACAAATGTGGAAGAAGAAATTGGTAAATTGAAGACTGAAATTGAATTAAATAGAGGAGTTGGTAGACCTAAAGAAGGAAACACTTATGGTAAAGATAAGCATCCATATGGTAGAGACCCATTGGGTGATAAAGAAAATCATAAGGAAAGAAAGAGAGAAGATAGGGTATTAAACACAAACGCTAAGAAGCTAGCACATGAATATATAAACGGAATTTCATCAAAAAAGAAGATTTTAAGTGAAAAATCAGATATGCTTG